GTGTGCCTGTGTTTACTTGTATGCTGGCACATGATAGTGCCAATCACGAGAAGAAGATGCAGGGCAAAAAACAGATTGAAGTCAAGCTGGATGGTGTGCGAGTCATTACCATCATCCGTGGCGACAAGGTAGAAATGTTCAGTCGCAACGGAAAACAGTTTCACAATTTCGGACACATCATCCAAGAGATCGAAACTGTATTGAAAGACAATCCTGTACCATATCCGTTGGTGCTGGACGGCGAAGTAATGAGCGCCAGTTTCCAAGACCTTATGCGACAGTTACAGCGTAAAGAAACAGTTCAAAATTCAGATGCTGTTCTACACCTGTTTGACACAGTTCCGCTGGAAGATTTCCTCAAAGGTTCATGGGACAAGCCACAGAGTTTCCGCAGTGAGATCACCAAGCATTGGGTAGCACAGCATAGCAGCGTCTTACAGCACGTTACAGCACTGGAGTGGGAAACGGTAGACTTGGACACACCAGAAGGCGAAGCACGCTTTGTAGCGTTGAATAAGGCGGCCGTAGACGGTGGCTACGAAGGTCTTCTTATTAAAGATCCAGATGCTCCGTATGAATGTAAAAGAACTCACGCTTGGCTAAAAGCAAAACCTGTAATCACGGTTGATTTAAAAGTAGTTGATTTACAAGAAGGAACTGGAAAAAATATAGGTATTCTAGGTGCTCTTATTTGTGAAGGAAAAGATTCTGGTAAACAAATTAAAGTAAATGTTGGATCTGGGTTAACCGATAGCCAACGAAAAGATTTTTGGAATAACAAAAAAGATGTACTGGGCTCAACTGTTGAAATTATGGCCGATGCTATAACTAAATCGCAAGACTCTGAAGAAGTGCATAGTTTAAGATTTCCGAGATTCCATCGTTTTAGAGACGACAAATAACCTATCATAATACCTTCGTAGACATAAATACTATGGAGGTATAGTATGGAGAATTTATGTAGTTATGGTTGCGGGCAAGAAGGTACTATTAAAAACAAATCGAACAAAAATTGGAGATGTTCGATTAGCCCTAATAGTTGTCCTGCTGTAAAGGAAACAAAAAAGAAGAAAACATTAGAAAAATATGGTGTAGAAAATATAAGCCAATCTAAAATAATTCAAGAAAAGAAAAAAGAAACTTGGATTAAAAATTATGGAGTAGACAATCCGTCAAAGGCTGAAATTAATAAACAAAAAATAAGAGATGCGTGGCCTGAGACTAAAAAGAAAAGAGAAAAAACTTGGCTCGAAAATTACGGTGTAGATTCATATGCCAAAACTAAAGAATTTCAGCAAAAGAGAAAAAAGACCTGGCTGAAAAAGTATGGAGTTGATAATCCGACAAAAAATCCTGAAATAGCACATAAAGTTTTTATGTCCAACTCTAAATCTGAATATAGGACTAAAACTTTAATCTTACCTAGCGGTAAAGAAATAAGATATCAAGGTTACGAAGACAAAGTAATTTTAGATTTATTAAAGTCTGGGCTCACTGAAAATGATATAATAACAGGACCGGGCAATGTTCCTCACATCACTTACTCATTCAAAGGCAAAACACATAGGTATTATCCAGATATCTACATACCAAGATATAATCAACTAATTGAAGTTAAATCTTTGTATACTTGGAAAAAATATAAACAGATAAATTTAGCCAAGCGTGAAGCAAGTAAAGCAGCAGGATATAATTACACAGTTGCTGTAAGATGATTGACAATTCAACATCCGTATGTTAAAGTAATAACATTAATAAAACTACAAAGGAAGAACAATGACCAAACTTGTTAAAATTGCATTTGTTGATATTGACACTGGAGAGTTTTATGTAAAAGAAAACTCACTAACTAATTGGGTTTTTAACAGTGATGTAAGTCGAGCAAAATTATATCTAGCAAGGCCCGAAGTTAGAGAGTTTTTCAATTATGTTGCTCAAAATAGCAAACGAAATCTAAAATGTGTAGAAGTTGAAGTTGTATTTAATGTATTGGGCGACTCAAAATATTTAGATTTCTTAAACAATCGTGATTTTCAACTGTATCAAAAACTCAACCAACAAGCAGAAGATAATATTGATGCTATGAAGGAAACGGATTATCGCAAATGGAAATCGCTTCGGTTAAAGTTTAACAATACTAAAGAAAATGTCCTCTAAAATGTACGAGTGTAAGCGATCGCACAGTTGGCTCAAAGCCAAACCATTTATTGAAGTAACACTGGAGGTTACAGGTATTGAACAAGGAACAGGTAGAAATGAAGGACGACTCGGGGCTCTGGTATGTGCTGGGCAGGACGATGGGAAAGATATTCATGTCAACGTTGGCGGCGGCTTTTCGGATGATCAGCGATCCCAATTTTGGAATGCTAGGGATGCTGTTGTTGGTAATCTTGTTGAAGTTAGGGCAGATGCTGTAACGCAGAATCAAGACGGTACTTACAGCCTACGCTTTCCACGCTTTAAAACATTCCGCGGATTTACACCAGGGGAAAAACTATGATTGAAGTTCCATTTAATATTGAAAGACACGATTCTAAAGGCCACAATCCGTTGAGCATGTGGATTCAGCGTAAATGGAACATGCCTTGGTTAAACTATCTGCTGGAAAATAATCAAGGCATTGAAACAGAAAAATGGTATGATCCTTCTACTGATCAGTACACTGTGAAATTTAAATTTAAGATGGACCCAAAAAAAGAAACATTCTATAGGATTAAATATGGCGATGGAGACTACACCAATGAAACGTAAGTACGACATTCCAAAAACCTTTGAGATTGACAGTGAAATCGCAGATCTAATAGCATCTCAAAGCCTCAAGCAGCACTATAACTATGCCGTAGAAGACATGGATAACTTTGTGCTGCACCAAAAAGGTCAACCAGAGGACTACGAACACAATCTCAAACTCAAAGAGGCACTTCAAATAGTTCTTGACTATTACGGAGTATAACTATATAGTGTAAGCACACACTAAGGAGATATCCATGGCCAAGACACTCACAGTTCGTAAAAAGAAAACAGTTCGTGCAACTCGTCGTATAAACGGGTATGCACTCATGCCCACCAACGATTGGTTCAAAGCCAAGCACTTTGTTCACTACGACGTTGAAAGCAAGGACTGGCTTAGCAAGATCAAAGACTATATTAAGAAAAACTATGACAAGAAGATTGTTGCTAATGTTAATCGCCTACCAGATTGGAAGATTGGTGCGGGCAGCCATTGGGCAGCGACCGCGGCTTTACTAGAAACAGCACCCGAGACTGTACCTGCGCATTATAAAACAGCTATTGTAAAGTGGGTGCATAAGATGGCTGAAGAAGGCGCTGCAACGGTAGTGGAGAAGACAGTAGAATCTGCTGCTAAACCTAAGAATGTACATGTGCCTACTATTCAAGAGCGCATCACAGAGCAAGCACAAGAAGCATGTGAAGCCATTGAAACGTGGTTGGACGGATTTGTCACCGACAAGAAAAACTTTGATCCCAAAGGATTTGATTTTACAAGCCACTTTGCTCGTATGAAAATAAGTCAAGCACACGCTCGTAAGATCAAAGGATATTACGAAAGCGAACTCGAAGAAGCATCACTGATGCAATCTCTTCCTACACCTGGAGAAATTAATCGCGAAAAGGATCCTCATAAAAGCGACATGTTAGCGCAGCTACGCGAAGGCTACAGCCACCTTACTAAAAAGGACGCTGCTGTATACCTGACTGCGCTAGAGACGCTGCACGGTGCTTGCAACATGGTAATTGATGCCAGTAAAGCCACACGCAAGCCGCGTATTAAGAAACCTGTAGCAAAAGAAAAACTAATAGCCAAACTCAGCTACTTAGCCAAGGATGAAAAACTTCAATTGGTTAGCATCAATCCGATGGATATGCTAGACGCACAAGAAGTGTGGGTTTACAATGTGAAGACCCACAAACTTGGAAAGTATGTAGCAGAAGATGGTGTTAGCATACAAATCAAAGGCACATCTCTAGTGTTTTTTGATGCAAATAAAAGTGTTCAAAAAACACTGCGCAAGCCTGAAGAGATTCTTAAAGAATTTAAAAAAGCCAGCAAAATCAAACTTCGCAAATTCTTAGAAGAAATCAAAACCACTGACATTAAACTAAATGGCAGGTTTAATGCAGATACAATTATTTTAAAAGCATATTAATAGAAGGAACAACATATGCCCTTAGTACCAATGGTAGTAGAACAAGAAGCTCGCGGCGAACGGTCGTACGACATTTATAGCCGCTTGATGAAAGATCGCATTGTTATGCTCAACGGCCCTGTGGAAGATAATATGGCCAATCTAATCGTAGCACAAATGCTGTATTTAGAATCACAAGATCCAGATAAAGAAATTAATCTTTACATTAATAGTCCAGGCGGCGCTGTCACAGCAGGACTTGCTATCTACGACACTATGCAATTTATCAAATGTGATGTGCGTACTATTGTAATGGGCCAAGCCTGCTCAATGGGTTCGTTCCTAGCACAAGCAGGCACAGCAGGCAAGCGAGTGGTGTTGCCAGAGTCACGCACAATGATTCACCGAGTAAGTTCGGGTACACGCGGTACCAGCGGCAGCGTTCACGTACAAGAATTGCAGTTCGAAGATGCCATTCGCAGCATGGAAGAAAGCAAAAAGATCAACCAGCGTCTTACAGAATTGTATGTCAAACACAACAGCGCAGGCAAAGAGTATGCAGAACTGTTTGAAACTATGAAGTTTGACACATTCTTAAATGCTGCAGAAGCAGTTGAATATGGTCTTGCAGATAAAGTAGTACACACAAGATAATGAAAACTTTCTTTCAAAACGGTTGCCCCAAAAATACAACATTAAAATGGTGGCCTGCTGACACAGAAGAACGGTTCAATCTTCATTTAAAAACACAAAAATCATTGCTCAATCGACTTAGATGGAACAAAGAAAGTATCACATATACTTTTGATCAATACGGATTTCGTAACAGTGAAAATATTAATACAAGCAATGTTTATAATCTAGTATTGGGATGCAGTCATACATTTGGAGTTGGCGTTAACGAGTCCGATGTATGGTATAATGTATTAAAAAGAAAGTTCGATGAACCGTTTTATAATGCTGCAATTGCAGGAGGTAGTATCGGTGGATGTTATAGGTCTCTGACAGGTTTAATAAACAACGGACTTAAAGTCAAACGAATTTTTATGCTTACTCCCGGCAGAGATCGAAATGAATTTTTTAATACAACAGAACAAAAGTGGCAAACAGCAGCATATTGGTCTGTACTTGATAAACCAATACTCAAATTATATTTAGAAGAAAATTCATTAGAAAATTTTTATCAAACAAACTTGTTGGCCATCAAACACATCTGTAAAGAAAATAATATAGAACTGATTGATATCCCCACCGATGATGACAACCAAATCGACTACGCAATTGGTAAATGTTGTAAAGCAAGAGATTTATCTCATCCTGGTATAACAACTCAACTATTTTTAGGAAAGAAATTTTATGAAGAATACTGTAAAAGATATAATCGCTGAGCTCAAAGGTATTCCTACAAGGGAAGAATTAATGGAAATGCTTCGTAAAGAAGTTGTCGAAGTGACATTTACTAAACTCAACGGTGATGAACGTACAATGCCCTGTACTCTTATTCCTGGTATGTTGCCGCCTGCAACCAAGGAAGATACTATTACCCAAAAAAAAGTACGCGAACTATCAGAGGCAGTGTGTGCAGTATGGGCAATTGAAAGTCAAGGATTTCGTAGTTTTCGTTATGATCGAATCAAAGCAGTAAAAATCCTTCCGCAAATATAAATACTATATGAACAAAGAAGACATAGAGAAATCTAAAAAAATTGAAAAACAAGTAGAACGTTGGGACCTATATGCAAAATTAGCCCCAACGTTCTTTTTGTTGACTTCATTTTTTTTCTTACTCATAGGAGTAAGCTTTGATACTATGTTCAAAGTTGGAATGATACTGTTTGGTACATCCGCAGTAATATGGTGGTTTTGGACTATTTTTAGTATACAATTTTTAGTAAGACTTTTTAGAAGAGCAACTGAAAATTTAGTTGAAGTTGGAGATGAATTAAAAATAATAAAAAACGAATACCAGGAGTTGAGAAATGAAGAAAACAATCGTGACTAACATCATCAGTGGATTGAGTTTGATATTTTTAATAGTATTTGGAGCAAATTATCTTATTTTTAAAAATACTCAGCCTTACGAAAATTTAATAATGCAGATAGTGAACAACCCTGTAACCAAAACAGATGATATTCATTTTGCTATGACAGGCACAAAGATGTTGCCATGCATTGTTGAACGAGCATATGCTATAGCATACGATAGTTCCGGGCGCAAAGTTTACCTTACTGATTTTACAGAGCAATATATTAGAAATGTAAGTGTAGGAGAAAGAGTAAACAACAGTTGGAAAATGCGCAAACCAGAAGGCCTGCGTCCAGGAGTATGGCGTGTAGATGTAATAGGCGACTGGACTTGTAGATTTTGGGTGTTTGAAGAAACGCAAACTCGCACCTATGACAACATACTTTTGATAGTAGAATAACCAATTGACAAATATAGACAATTATATTAATATAAGTAAATGACAGTGGACTATTAGGGATCACCCCACTTTAAATATTCTGCCCCCTCAACCAACGAGGAAAAATATGGCTTATTATAGTACAAAAACATACGGACACAACATAGGACTTAGTGCTTGCTTTAGACAACCAAATGCAGATCATTCGCATTGTAGTTTGCTACATGGTTACAGTTTGCAATTTAAATTTACATTTGCAGCAAACGAACTTGACAATAAAAATTGGGTAGTAGACTTTGGTGGACTTAAACCATTAAAGGCTTGGCTAGAAAACAACTTTGATCACAAAGTTGTGCTAACATCAAGCGATCCTCATATGGATACATTTAAAGACTTAGAAGCAAAAGGACTTGCTGAACTTACAATTTTAGATGGAGTTGGTGTAGAGAAGTTTGCATATCATGCTTGGAAGTTTGCAGATGAACTTGTGCGCACAGCTACAGATGGACGCTGTTGGTGCGTAGAAGTCGAATGCGCCGAACACGGAGCAAACAGTGCAATCTATAAAGCAATGGGCTGAAAGCAAAGATCAACGTAAAGCTCGTAAGCAATCAGAAAAATCAAACAAGATGGTACAAGAAATTGTACCATCGTCATTTGTTGAAAAACGCTATGTACTCTGTCTTAAATGGGGAGACAAATATAGTGCCGAGTATGTAAATAGATTGTATAATATGGTAAACCGTAATCTTACAATAGATTACGAATTTATTTGCTTTACTGAAAATTCTAAAGGTATCGACAAGCACATAACTGTAAAACCCCTATCAAAGATATCAGTCACTGGATGGTGGTACAAGCCTTGGTTTCTCAGTAACGAGTTGGGCATCACTGGCACTGCATTGTTTTTAGATCTTGATCTAATAGTTTTTAGAAACATCGACCATCTTTTTGAATACAACTTAGAATCTGATTTTGTTATTATACGAGACTTCAATCGAATTGCTCGCAAAGGATGGGATAGAATGAACAGCAGTGTGTTTAGGTTCAAGATAGGCAAGTATAATAATTTATATCAAGACTTTAAAATTAATCACGCCGGTATTGTGCGCAAATTCCAAGGCGATCAAGATTGGATGTACAAAACCATCAAGGATTATACATTTTGGCCAGACACATGGATACAAAGTTACAAATGGGAAATGCGTGGACGAGAACATTTAGGAGTGGTTAATGGTCAGCGTAACTTTAAAACAGCCGGGATACCTAAGTTAGATGTTGAAAATAAAATAGCAGTGTTTCATGGACACCCTAACATACACGATTGCGTTGATACATGGCCAAAAGAAAACTGGAAATAAGAGTATATAATACAGCATGACACCAAAACAAAAGAGATCTGAAATCAAGCGCATCCTATTTAAGCTAGACGATCACAACCGTTTGATGTTCAAAAGGATGTATTCAAATAATAACTTAGAAAAGGATATTGACTTGGTTGTCGACGACATGCCAGCAAAACAACTGGATTGGGCCTTACAACAATGTAAGAATACGTATTATAAAATCTTTAAAATACTAGCAGGTAAAGTATAAATTTTATTTTCTGCCTTTAGTCCATCCTAATAATAAATATTCGTCTAATAAATCTTTATCTATTCTTTTCCTTTGTCCTTCTTTATTAATCCAAACTGATCCTTTTTTAACTGGTGCCCACTTCTTTTTAATCCATCCTTGATTTATATAATCTTCAAGTTCAGCTTCTTCGCATAAAGTATATCTATTTTTGATTTTATGGTATATCCATATTTTTCCTTTAGTAGGAGATTTGGCATAACCCAACTGCCAGCCTTCCTTAAGGTATTTGTCTACTTCAAGAGAATCTATTGCTATTCGGTTATTACCTTTATAAACATAAACCTTTCCTTTGTTAGACGGTTCTACTCCTCCTAAAAACCAACCATTGTTTAAGAATTCTTTTAATTTAATTTTGTCAACTGCTATAACTTCGCCTGTGTTAGTATTAGTAATATGTCTAAGATTCTTTGATCCTTTATTAAATCCTCCGAAACCTCCAGTTACAATGTTGTAAACGTCAGACCTGCTAACAAATTCTTCAGTGACAATTTCTTTTTCTTTTTCGAACATCTCCTCAGGAGAATCGAACAGATGCAAAATTTCTCTTTTAAAGTTTTCTGCACCGTATTTTTTAATTGCATAGTGTAGCATTTTTCCACTACCCATGTATCCATCGTTAATGTCGTTAGTAGAGTGTGCGCCTATATAAACCTTACTGTTAATTAAATTTGTAGTTTTGTATATTAGATGATATTTGTTTTTTCTTGATTTTGATAAGTTTGCCATTGACTTCCCTTGTAAATAGTGTATACTGTATTTATACAATTGCTTGCAAATACGGAAAAAAATATGTTTAAACAAGATATAAAGCGGATTGGTTGGGCCTGTAAGTATCTATATCACAATCAAACACTCAAGCCCAAGCTGCTTGAAGAACTGCAACGCCCTCTTACAGAGAAATGCACTACTGTACAATGGCTTAATAGACAAACACGTGATGTAGCAGAACAACGGCTATGGGACATCATGGAACACAACGCAGCCGCAGCAAAAAGGTTAGTAGAATATGTAGGAACACTTTCACCTGAACTTCGTATGGTCCGATTGGGCAGCAATCAGCTTCCTTGTGCTACCCATGCTGATTGGAAGTATTATTGGAGTAAGCCCGACGTAGTGGCGTATTGCGAACAGCACTATAGCGCCGTTGGTAAAACAGCAAGAGCCCTTGATGTGCGACTTAGTATGCATCCTGGACAATTCGTCGTCCTTGCCAGTGATAACCCGGAAATTGTAGAAAGATCAATAGAGGAGTTTGAATATCATGCGAATCTCATCAGGTGGATGGGCTATGGTAAGAGTTGGCAAGACTTCAAGTGCAACGTCCACATCTCCGGTAGACAAGGTCCAGCCGGTATCCGCAGCACCCTTTCAAGACTGTCTCCAGAGGCAAGAAACTGTATCACCATCGAAAACGACGAAAACCGATGGGGCCTAGCAGATAGTCTCGAGCTAGAAAAAGATGTAGCATTAGTGTTGGATATCCATCATCATCTGTGTCGTGAAAACGAATACATTTGTCCGACTGACGATCGCTTCAAACGTGTGATTGATAGTTGGCGCGGCATACGTCCTGCTATTCACTATTCATACAGTAGAGAAGAATATGTAGGACATATTGATCTCGACACACTGCCTGACTTCCCTGTACTAATAGAACAAGGATACAAGAAAGCAAAACTACGAGCGCATAGTGATTACTATCCTAATCGTGCTGCTAATGAATGGGCACTTGAGTTTCTTGAATACGCAGACATTATGGCAGAGGTAAAATTTAAGAACATTGCTTCTATTGAGCTATACAACTATGCTGTTAAGAGTGGAGCAATTCAGGGAAATGTTTATACACACCGTGAGTTTGAGTCTTCAACTTCCTCAGAGTATCTCGATGGAACTTTACCTGTTTCTCAACTTCAACAATCGGGTATTCTTCAAGTAGTATAATAGCACAGGCATACTCGTTGTAATCTTGTGTAAAACGAGTATGCCAAGTGTTCCACGCTTTAGCTTCTTTGTCAGCAGTCTTGTACCATTCTTTTAGACTTGCAGATTGTTTAGCAATAGTTTCACTCCTGTCCGGATTGGTAGCGTGCCATTCTTTTAACCCTTGTGCAGTCTTAGAATTAGGCTTACCGCGTCTTTTTTCTGATGCAAGTTTATGATTGCGTATGTGTTCTTCTGTACGCGGGGGCCTCTTCCTTCCAGTCAGTATACGACTCTGATGATCTCGTCTTTCTTGGCTTGGAGTGCCGCCTTCGCCACCGTATGTCATATTAACAAGTATTCCGCCTTCTGACTTTAGTCCATACTTTGCGATAAGTTCTTCTTCTAAATCAAATGCTTCTTTTTCTGTAAGATGTTCTGTTAGTACTTGTATTTGTGTAGTGTCTTTAGGTTTAATTTCTGCACCGTTAGAACGGCGATGTGACGCCCACGCTCTGTCATCTTTGCCCTTGCCTATGTAGTAAGGTGTCTGATCTTCGCGGACATATTGGTAAACGTAATAAATATTCATGCTGATAGTTCCTTATTAACTGTTAGAGTAGTCAGATGTTGACGCATCGTGGACTACACTTGTATTTATCAACTTAGAAGGATCACAAAACTGTTTTACGATCAATCAAAGAAATAAATACTGTATGAGTTATTTACATAATATGTACGGTGGAAAAACTGCTACAGTACAATCAAGAGAAAAAAATCCTAACAGAGTCCTCGGTGGACTAAAGGGCAGTGGTGTTGACCATTATACTGTGCTGGGAGAAGACGGTGCCGAAAGAAGAGTGCCTACTCAAGCATATGTGCAAGGGTTGGAAGAAAAAGTAAGGCAGCAAGATTCACGTCTTGCTGTGTTAGAAAAACAAATAAGGAGATTATCAAATGATCAAAAACTTGATAGAACAGCGTTTAGCGCAAAGATCAACCGTTGATGGCGTAATGCTAGTTGCTGCTGGTACAGCATTTATTGTACTAGGACCACTGGCTAAGTTTGCAGCATACGGTGCAATCGCTTACGGTGCATATACAATTTGGAGGAAATCATAATGGCAAAGACTTGGGCTCAGAAAAAAGCAGCTAACCTAAAACAATCTACCAAGCACGGTAGTAAAGGCAAGTAAATTAATTTTTACCTATCGGTAAATCGCTACTAGCTGTTAAATTCCAAACCTTTTTTCGCTCAACGCCTTTGCGCTGGGCGAATTTTTTTGCATCGCAATATTCGCATACATGAAAATAGTTGTTGCTTAACCGCTTAGGATCCATTTGACCTCGTTCGCGGGTGAATTCTTTATCACAGTTATCGCATCGCATCAGTACCATGCGTTTTTTTCTATTATAAGTATGCGAATTTCCTAACTTACTTTGGCGCATATGCCAAGTATCGACACTGTATTCTTTTATAAACATAATTATATTTATAGTTTGCATTAAGATTATAAAAAATAACCATAAATATTAGAAAGGAACATACAATGAGTATACTGACATTAACTCCTTCTGCAGAGAAGCAAATAGATTTACTCTGCAACGAAAACGAGTGCTACGGTATTAGTTTAAACATCAAAGGAGGCGGCTGCGCTGGTTTTGAATATGATTGGGGGACAGTGTCCACTCCAATGGATTTAAATTCAGACGATGAAGTTGTAAAAACTTCAAATGGTTGTGCATTTATTGTGGGTGCGCACAGTTTGATGTTCTTGTTGGGAACTGAAATAGACTACGTAAAGAGTCTAGTGGGTTCGAATTTTGAAATTAAAAACCCTAATGCAAAAAGCAGTTGCGGATGCGGAGTTAGTGTTAACTTTGATATGGATAATTTAGTACCACAATGGTAATGGAGAAATAAATGGCAAAACAAGAAATCGATATCGGTGTAGAAGGCAACGATGGCACTGGCGACAGCATTCGTGAAAGTTTTCGTAAAGTAAACGAAAACTTTGGTGAGGTGTACGCGATATTTGGACTCGGCGGCCAAATATCATTTACCAATCTTGACGATACTCCTAATACAACAGTAGGAAATGAAGGTAAGGTAGTACTGGTCAAAACCGACGGCACTGGTCTTGATTTCTTTGATCTAGTATCAAATGCCGGAACCAACGATGCAGGCGATCTTGACAATACAATTGCTTTTAGTATTGATGGAGATAAGTTAGTTGTACGTGCAATCAACACAAAGCTTGAGTTGGATCCTGCTCCAAGGGTAGAAAATCCATTGAATATCGGTGCTGCCGCTGCTTACAATACAACAACACAAAATATATTATTAAATGATGGCACTAGAAGTGCGTTGGTTGATGCATGGAATGCAACTCACGGAACTCCTGTTATTACAGAAGACAACCTTATAATCAGCAAAGGCTTTGCTGACAGCAAGTATATAAACACAGTCGGTGATACAATGACTGGACACTTGAATACTGTTGCCGGAGCAACAGGTACTCAAGTACCACAAATACAGGAAGTGGTGCAAAAAGACGGCGATACCATGACTGGCGCACTTACATTGTTTGATCACCCTGCGCCCTTTGCGGGCGCTGGTACTCCAAACAGTCAATTTGACTTACAGGCTGCTACAAAGTATTATGTTGATTCTAGTTCGTTTTCCAGCAAAGTTAATTTGTATGTAAGAACTGACGGCGATGACTTTCAACGAACCGCTGACCCAGGCAAAGAAGGACGCAGCGAAGCATATGCATATAAAACTATAGCTGTAGCCACTGAAAGAGCAAAGCTGTTACAAGAAGCTTCTATTCCTGATATCGGACCTTATGTACAGCCGTTGCAATATGTCGATGGATTGGACGTATACCAAAGTTATGTTCGCAATCCTGCCACATATGGATATAATACTGCAAGTGATCAAGGCACCGCAACAACAACAATTACCAGTGTAACTGACGTTGTCATCACCAACACTGTCGACTATATCAAATTAGAATATCCAGATTTTGTTTTTGACGAACAGATATTCCGCGATGATCTAAGAACCGTCCTCGACAGTGTTAGAATTGATATTAGTGCAAGTACATCAAGTATCAAGGACAATACTCTAACTCGCTTTATAGGGTTGAGACTGCTGATAGATCCAAACAGTCAACAGGGTATTGCGTTGCCTGGGCAAGATACACAACGAAATGCTGCAATTGCATATGCTAAATCAGTGGTGTTGTCATCTTTGGTAAGTGCAAGCTTGACAACTGGAAATCCATGGTACATTGCAACAAGCAACTTATTTGATATAATTTTAGATATTTTTGCAGGAAATTATTCAAACATCCATAGAGTCGAAGGCGCCAATTATTATAACCTTTATTTGCACAGCGGACCGGACAAGTTTACTATTCAATCAGGTAATCCCAGTGTAGACGTACCTAACCGAGACATCTTTCCAGGAAAAATTGTACGTGGTGCAATAACTGGTGCAGTTGGACAAATCATATCATACGAACGCGGTTCCGAAACTTCTGGTAATCCAGATTATGATACACTAGAAGTTCAACTGCTAACTCCGTTTGAATTCCAAGAAGAAGAATTGATTGAATACGGTGCGTATGTAAGACGTGACCAGCTTACTATACATATTGAGTCTGGAATTTACGAAGAACAACTTCCTATGCGTGTGCCCGACAACATATCTATCAAAGGCGACGAGCAAAGACGTGTTATTATTCGTCCAGCACCTGGTACCAGTGCATCACCACATGCAAACACATGGTTCTATCGTGATGCCGAAATTGACGGATTAACTACATCTACCGCAGGCGAAGGTTATTATAATCAAGACGACAGCAGCTTGATTGGATACTTTGGTTATCATTACTTGAAAGATCCAAACTTGCCGCTTAATATCAGTAGTTTTGGTGCAAGCAATCCTGGAAATTTCCGAGATGCAACTAGACTATTACAATTGAACAAAACCTTTATTATTGAAGAAATTATAGCATGGGTAAATGCAACCTACCCAGTATTGACCTATGATGAAGCAATATATCGAAGAGACACTAGATTAATTGTAGAAGGAATGATTAATGATTTAACTGCTGGCAACAGATATGCTAGTATAAGAAATCAAGGTGCATACTATGGAGTTGCAGTAGAACAAGAACGCCAGGCAGCTATTGATCATATTAACGACATTGTACAAAAAGTATTGATCAACGATGCTGGAGATTTATACACACCTTCGCTCAGCAGTGAAACACAAGTAGTCGATGGCAATTTGAGTGCGGAAACAGGTAGCACCACTCAAGCAGCAGAACTGGTGCAGCTGGTATTGTATGCGTTTGAGGATGGATTCAACCCAGCTAAAAACAACGACGAAATGGATATGTTCCTTGTTAACGATGCAACTATTTTGCGTAATCATACTGCACAGAAGCACGGTGGCTTCCATATGGTGCTGGATCCTGAAGGCCAAATTCGTACTCGTTCTCCATATGTGCAAACTGCTAGTATATTTTCAAAAAGTATAAATGGTAGAATTTTCGCTGGCGGACAATATGTAGATGGTTACACTGGCAACATGCCAGTAACCATAACCAGCAAAACCAATGCATATAAATTACAAATCGAAGCGCCAGCTACCAGTGGACTTGGGATTCGCAAACCACAAACTCCATCTAGCTTTGTGTTGATCGGAAAGCGTTATCAAGTCAACGCAGTTAGAGATTACGAAGTTATAGGCGATACTGCATATGCAACTTTGATACTTGACGAAGGCAGTAATAATGGACTTGGATTTGACGATGATATCAACAGCCCAGGCGGCCCAACGCCAATAGTATTACAGACTGCTGGCTATCGATCAATGTTGTCAAACGACTACACTCAAATCAACGATTTGGGTTATGGTATAGTGGGCAACAACAATGCATTGCTGGAAGCAGTGAGCGTGTTCACATATTATGCACACTGTGGATATTACTCACGCAACGGTTCGCAGATACGATCGCTAACTGGTAACAACAGCTACGGTAATTTTGGACTTGTTTCAGAAGGCAGTGACCCAGATGAAGTTGCAAGAATCGCAACCCTGGCACAAAATCTAGTTCAACCTGGTAAAATTTACGCAGTGGATACTGAGATTGTGTTTACTGGAGATGTCACGTCGTTGGTGTCCTCAGGCGAACAAATTACTCAAGACGGCGATAACCCAACCAGCGGCTTTGTTGCATTTACAAATTATGACAGTGGTGCAGGAACAACAACAGTACATGTAGAAAAAGTTATAGGAGCGTTCCAAGATGGTTACGATGTATATGAATCAGGAAGTACCACTGTTGGTATTCCATCTGCTATAGTAAAACGTAACTTTACTGCCAACGAAAATAATGTTGCGTTGTTTCTCTACGATTTAACAGATTATCCGCTGAATGCCAGCGAAGTTGAAATATTACACAACACAGGGCTGTATCAGCCGTACGAAGTTGTAAGTGTTACTGACACAGGAATTGAAATTCCGCTGACACTAGATGCTACATTGTGCGACAGTAGCAATTCAGAAATTCGTCGTAAAATATGGCGTATGGATTTAAGCAGTGGAGTTGCAACAGCTGATACAGGAATACAAGAGCAAACAGATTTTGGCACTCTTGCAGTGTTTAGAGCAAAACAAAACTTCTTGTTCAACGGCATCGGCAGTGATATTTTCACAAGACCCAGTACTGCACTAATATTCAATGAGTTTAGTACATTTACATACAGAACACTTGCATTTGAAAATACTATTGTAAGCGGCATACCCACGGTTGGACAACAGGCAACAACCACAGTCGACGACAATTTTAACTATATTGACATATCAGTTGACAACGACAAATCGTTGTTTGCTGTTGGTGTTGGATATACCATCGACAGCACCATTGGTGCAGTGCCTGCAGGCGGCACAACATTAGGAAACACACAAGGCGATCTTAATGTTGCAATGGCAAAACTTTCAATTATCAATCAATCTCGCATAATCGGCATGTTGTTTACATGGGCAGGCGGAGTGTTTAGAATCACTGGATATACTGAAGCAACAGTAACAGCAACTTCTACTCCATTTGCTATAATAACATTCGAAGATGTGTATAGTATTCATCCAACTTATGTAGGCGGTGGACTTTCCACAAGAGCAAGCAGTGCAATTGGTGCAAATATTGCTCTCAAAGCAGGACTAGAATCAGGTGAAGTTGCTAACATTACTGTTAATATCAGTACCACTCGTGCTACAAGTCATGACTTCTTAGACATCGGCACCGGCGGATACAACGATACCAACTACCCAGATCGTATTTTTGGCGCACCAGTTAATAGACCAGTTGAAGGCGAAGATGCATTAGACCAAAACGGATTCAACACAAGAGCACAGGTACAAGAACGCAGCAGAGGGCGTTGTTTCTTTGCTAGTACTGACCAGGACGGTTTCTTCCGTGTGGGTAGGTTCTTTACAGTTGACCAAGGTACTGGGCGTGTTACATTCAACGCAGCACTGGTTCTTACAAACATTGACGGTATTGGATTTAAACGTGGTGTGCGTGTTAACGAATTCTCTGCTGATGCTACTTTTACAAATGCTGCTAGCGATGCAGTTGCAACTGAATCAGCAACTGAAAGTTACATCAACTTTAGATTAGGATGGGATAGAGAAGGCGATGCAATTGACATTGCCGACTTAATCGGCGGCGGCGCAGTACGCAAGGCTGGTGACACCATGACTGGCAATCTTAGCATGGGCGGCAATCAAATTACCAACCTTGCCAGTCCAACCTCTGGTTCTGACGCTGCAAACAAAAGCTATGTAGATGCAGAAGTTGCAAAATATGATACTCTTGCAGAATTAAATGATACTACTATATCAGGATTAGCAAACGCCGATATATTAATTTACAGTACTTCAACTAGTAGATGGGTCAACGAATCATTTTCAACCAATGCAGCAACCAGCGACATAAGCATAACATACACAGCCGGAGTTCTTTCAGCACAAATCAATCCAGGAGCAGTGATCAACGCTGATGTAAGTGCTAGTGCAGCTATTAGTCAGAGCAAACTAGCAATGCAAGCTGCAACCACAAGTGCAACTGCTCCTCTATCACCAGACCAAAGTGTGTTGGGTCTTGCAAGATTTGACAGTGCAAACTTTACTGCAACCAATGGATGGATTAATATCACCAATGGTACTATCACCAATGCACAACTTGCTGGTAGTATTGCAAACAATAAACTTGTAAACAGTAGTATTACAGTTGCATCAGGCGCATCTAACACAGCCGTTAGTTTAGGCGGTACAATTACATTTACTGGCACCGCGAATCAAGTTACGGTATCAGAAAGCGGCGGCACAATTACGTTTAGCTTACCTGCAACTATCAATGCAAATACAACTGGAAACGCTGATACAGCAACAAGAGCTACCGCATCAAATACTGTTGCAATAGCAACTAGAAATACGAATGCCAGTTCGCATTTCTTAACATTTACCACCAGCTCGTCTGGCGATCTAAGTTTGTTCACAGACAGTACATTGACATATGTTCCAAGCACCAATACGCTAACAATTACAAACTTAACTGTTGGTGCTATATCAATGACAGGTGCATTACTGCCAGGTGCAAATGCACCTACAGACAGTGGACAGGACATTGGTAGTAGCACACGAAAATGGAACACAGTATGGGCTACCACATTCAATGGCGTGTCAACTGCTGCAACATATGCCGACTTAGCAGAAAACTACCTCGGCGATGCTGACTATGAACCAGGAACTGTATTAGTATTCGGAGGCAATGCAGAAGTTACAGACTGTAAGGCAAAATGTGATCGCAGAGTGGCCGGTGTTGTTACAACTAATCCTGCACACTTGATGAACAGTGCATTAGAAGGCGAATATGTAATAGGCGTTGCTTTAACCGGACGTGTACCGTGCAAAGTATTAGGAAAAGTGGCCAAAGGAGACTTATTAGTGACCAGTGCTGTAGCAGGATATGCTATTGTAGATAATGATCCGCGAGTAGGCGCCGTTATTGGTAAAGCAGTGGGTACAAAAACTGATGACGGCTACGGTATTGTCGAAGTAGTTGTAGGGAGGCACTAATGAAAAAATCGTATGTAGATAGGTTAATTCAACGTGGTGCGCAGACCAGCACTGATACAAAAAATACGCAGCAACGTCAAGTAGTTGCTACAGCAGGAAAACTGAGAATACAAGTGGGCAAAGGAAAACCAACACATGGCAAGACAAACCGTTAATTTAGGAACCAGTGCAAACAAAGGTGATGGTGATCCGTTACGTACAGCATTTGACAAAGTAAATGATAACTTTACAGAAGTATATGGATTATTGGGCGCAGAAGGTGGAGATGTCGATGATGTCGTTGCACTAATGCTTGTACACAGTGATCACACAAATGTTACTGTAACAAGAGACGATGCTGCTAATAAAATAATTTTTAGTGTAGATCCATATGACGGTGACATAACAGGTAGTGTATTTGGAGATGATAGTACACTACTAGTAGATGGTGTTAACAACACAATACCTAAAGCAAACATTGAAGATAGTGCAAACTGGGATACAGCATTTGGTTGGGGTGATCATAGTACAGCAGGTTATTTAACAAGTTCATCAGATGTAGACGGTAATCTAACAGGTAGTTTATTTGCAGATGATAGTACATTATTAGTAGATGGAGTTGCTGGTAAGATTGTTGGTCCTATTGAAACAGCCTCGATAAACGCTACTATTTTATACGGACCTTTAACAGGTAATGTAACAGGTAATGTAACAGGTAACACGCAAGGCGATCATGTGGGTAGTGTATTCTCAGACGATAGCAGCACACGAATAGTAGATGCAACTAACAAAATATTTAACGGAACCTTAGCTGGCAATGTTAATGGCAACGTTGATGGCGATGTTACAGGTAGTGTGTTTGGAGATGATAGTACATTACTAGTTGACGGTGTTAAT